GTGGCCCCTTTTTTTTACAAGTGGCGGCAAAATGGCGACAAACAGTTAAACCTGATGGGGGGTCATATGGAAAAGCAAATTCCTCAGCCAATCATTTCTGTAGTAGCTGAGTACATTTCTGATAAAGAAACTCATGCGACTTTGGACAGTCTATTTGCTTACGCTGACGCTCCAGGTGAACCACCTGATGGCTCGAAAGCAGCCAAATCACTCGCATGGCTAAGACGTATCAATAAAGAGAGTGACAAGCCTTTGCAGATTTTAGGAAAGCTTCTTGAAGGTTATATGGAGGCTGAATTAAAACCCAATCCTTATTATGATTGGGATAAGGCTCCGGCAATTTTTGTAGAAAAGATGAATACTTTATTAGGGAAATATGGCCTCAGGTATTTAACTGGTGGGCATATTACTGATGGATCATCTATTACATCCATTTCCCTGCAAGAAGCTATTAAGAAGAGAAATCTTCCTGCTGTAGAAATGGAGTTTTCAAGAGCACTAGAAAACTTACATTCCAATCCGCGCGAGGCCGTTTCTGCTGCTTGTAACATAATTGAATCCACTTTTAAAATTTATATTGCGGACGAAGGTTTAAATCCACCGGCTAAACAAGATTTGCAAGGGTTATGGAAGGTTGTCCGTGACTCATTAGGTATGGATGCAAAATCAATAGAAGATGAAGATCTAAAGAGAATATTAAGTGGCCTGTACTCAATAACTGATGGCATAGGAGCGTTAAGAACACATGCAAGCTCGGCGCATGGCGCAGGTCGTAAAATTTACACTTTGAAACCGCGACATGCTAGATTAGCGATAAACTCTGCTCATACATTGACTATGTTTATAATTGAGTCATGGGAAGAAAAGAAATCCACATGTCATAAACCTGAATAAGAACGAAAAGTGATGAAAGAGAAAGCAAAAATTATTATCAAAGTAATAATAATAATATTAATCTCATCTATTATTTTCCTGAGTGGTTATGCAGCTTATAAAGATACTAATGCTAGCAACATAGCCACACTAATTGGTGCACTAGTTGCTCTGCTAACCCACGAAAAGTGGCCATTTTTTAACAGACCAAAGACGGCAGAAAAATTTATTAGTAGTCGAGAGGAAGTTCACGACAAGAAAATAATATTAGAGATAATGCAAATGCTCCCGTTAGAGGACACAAAATATTGCCTTGAGTACGCACATACTAATGGCGCTCCTCTCGAATTTCTAAGAAAACTTGATAGAATTGAAAGCGCATACCTTTCTGTGGAAAAGAAAATATACAACCCGGCAGTTGAAGAAAAAAAGAAAATTTTCATCTCTGCGGTGAAGGATTTTAATATTCAAGCTGCACATTTTCTAGGGTTGCAGGAAAATCCTGGCGGTAACGTATGTTTGCCTCCTTACCATTGGAAGAATTACAAAGGCGAATCAGAGGATCGTTACTACTCTTTGCAAGAAAAAGTACGTGACTCTGCTTATAACGCCGTTGATAGATATACGGAATTTTTAGATTCTGTACATACCTCAAAAATTCTGCTCGCGACAGATTGAGCATTTCAGTTTCAGCAAAGCGGTTGTATAGCCACCAAACCCTTGCCGGGCCTGGCCCGGCACGTTCTTGCGACTTTTCCGCGCGATCCATTCCAAACGATCCGCGATCCACGTAATTCATATTTATTTCATATTTTTCAATGCATTGCACTTTACACCCATAGCGCAGCGTGATCCGAAAACTGAAAAACACTGAAATTCTTTTCAATCTTTTCAGTTTGGGATTGCTCATAAAGCCCCAGGCGTGGCGCGGCCCGGCGGGGTGTTTTGTAGAAAATCAGAACTGAAAAAATTTCCTGATCCAAATTGCGCAGGCGGGTGCGGTGTAGTGCCCTTTTCGTGGGCAAGATGTTTATTTCGTGGGGTTTCTGCCGCACTGGCGGCACGCTGCTGCGGTGATCGAATTTATTCGCGTGGGATTGTCGCCGGGCTGGAAAGCGGCTCAGAATGGCGCACAGGCGGCCAGATTGCGGGCATGAAAAAGCCCGCGTGGGCGGGCTGGTATTTCCTGGTGTTGGCTTTCTTGTTTGTTTAGTTTCTACACGATTACGTGTTCAAATGATAATTGGTTGTGTAGATCAATTATCTGCTTTTGATCGAGTGGAGCGATCAATAAATAATATTGTCCAAATATCAAATTTAAGCTAAGTCTGTAACCTCAACCATTCCATAAATATTGTGTTTGGCTACGCGAATTTTCAAGTGAGATAAGCCAGGATTTTTCCCAACCAACTCCAAAACAGTAGCCTTGTCATTCTCGCTTATAGCATACCCTAACACTATAGATTCAAATGCATCAAATGGTATCCTTTTTAAATTCACCTCAAAATAACTTCCGAAAACATTTGATTGTTCATCAGGCAATTCAGATGCAAACTCCGGTTGAATTAGCGGCCCACGACTCTCTTCACAAAAAATTAAAGGACAGAGAATTCTAGCTTCATCTTCATAGTCCCATTTTTCATCTTTAGAGTATAATAGTCGCTCTGTAAAATCCTCAATATCAATACCATTCCCATTGAGGGTTTGCATCAAACCAATTGGATCATTAAAATTTTCTGCATAGAATTTTTTTAGTGGGGCACCATTCATCCTCATCATACCTTTGTAATATGTAAGAGATGCCCTTTTATCTTTAGAATAGCTAACTTCTTTGGCTGGAAACTGCTTAAAAAAATGATGTTCTTCATTAAAAGTTACTGCTAGTCCCTGCCCATTCGAAGCATAATGTGTCCACATAAGCTCATTTACATCAGACTTTGATAAAGATAGAACCCCTAGATGACAGCTCAATGCCTCAACCAGAAACGCATTAACTTTTTCTGCAACCATAGTCAATTGAGCAAGGTCATATTCATCCATTGATTTGAAGCCTTCTAGATGTAACATATGCGGAAAAGTTTCACCATATCTTAAGCCGCATGGTTTCAAGAAGATATTTTCCAACTCTTCAATTGACGGGACATAGGAAGGATTAATTTGAACTTTATCATGTTCTTTCTTTGCCCATGCATAATCAGCTGGTGAAAACCTATTAAAATATGGCCATAACCTAGCCTCGCTCCCTTGGTCATTTAGGTATTTAGGCTGAGTTATTCTAAATAAACCATTTGATATAAAATCAACTCTTGGTGAAAAACGCTGCATTTTTTCATTAAAAAACAAGCCATAATACTTTACCAGCATCGCCCCTCCAAAAGATGAACATAGACACAACCAATTAAATCCCTTACTATTTTCACATAACTATAAATTAAAAAATCGTTATGCATGAAAACTTTAGTTTTCGCCATTAAGTTTAGCTTACCCCCGAAAGAATGATAGGCCAAGAGGAGTTCAGTTAAGCTAAGCTAAGCTATTTTGTGTTTAGTTAGTCCAATCACGGGCGCGTATTTGTCTTTCAGCTGGCTAGACTTCGTGCCGGCGGCGCTGATTGCCTGCGCGTTCTGCGGTGCCCCGGTGTTGCTGTGGGTATGGGCGGCAGTCTGCTGCGCCAGCTCCTGCACCACCTCTAGCGTTTCCAGCATCAAGGCCATCACGTTGATTTGCTGGCTCCCCACCCATACCACCGGGGCGATCACTTCCTGGCGCGCTGCCGCTATGCTGCTGCGGATTTTGCCGATTTTCTCCATCAGGCTTCCGGCCACCGCCGTGGTGGCATCGCCGCCCACGCTGGCCACTGCGTTGGCCTGCGTCGCTACGCTGTAATCGCCCTCTGCGATGTGCTGCACCGCACCGGCCAACAAGGTGGATGTGCCTAGCACCGTGGTTTTATCGTTAGCCTGCACGGTTGTGCCCCTGGCCACCACGGTGCGCGTTTCCTCATCGGCCTGGATTTCCCTGGTCATGGAATTTTCACGGATCGCCTGGTCGGTTTTCCGCTCCCAATCCCCCGCCTGGGTAACCCGTTGGGAAACTTCCTCCCGCTGCTGCTGTAGCTGCTCGCCGGGCTTCACATCCGGCAGCGTGTTGCCCTGGGCCAGCGTCTGCCGGATAAACGGCTTATCAGGCCGCCCATCAGTAAAAGCCACCTCAACCAGCGTTCCCACCGGCGGAAACTGGAACATCCCCGAATCCTGGCCCGCCATAGGCACCGGCAGCGGCACCGCCGGATAAATAGGCGTGTTTTTTGCCGGCTGGCCGTCGGCGTCCAACAGCTGCAAATCCACGGCGTAGCGGGGCCGGAACGGATCGGCCAGGTCACCACTGGTCACCGCCTCCGCGTGGGCTTCTACCCTGGCGAATTTTGGCAGATGCAGCCCCGCCGACAACTCCGGGTAAGCCGCATCAATCTGGCGCTGCGCCGGCGTCATGGCCACGGCCTTGCCCGTCAGCGGGTTTACCGCCAGCCAGGTGATCGTGGTGTCGTCGTTTTCCAGGCGAACACTCGACAGCCGGCGGCCATTGACGACCACACCAGGGCGCAGCGCCTGCACCATTGGCAATGTCATGCTGTTGCCGCCGGCGCGCGCCTGGCTAAACTCGGCGGGAATATCCACCGGCTTGCCGGCAAACATGGAATGCGCCCAGCTCCCCAGAAACACGCCGCCATCCGGCAACGGTTGCCAAACGTAATCAGGCACGCCAAACGCGGCCCCCAGATTGGCCAACAGCTGATAACCTGTCCCGCTATGGGTGAAATGGGGGATCGGCGTGTCCAGGTAATCCGCCTGCGTCGGCAGCGCGATCGTAATTCCGCTGTTTTCCTCCAACCAGCTGGCCACCTGGCGCAACGTCGGGTGCTGGAACGAACACGGCCACAACCTTTCGAACACGCCCGCCAGCTCTCGCACAAACAACCGCTGAAAACCGTTCTCTGCCGGCTGCGCGCGCTCCACATACCCGGTGAACCAACGCAAAATGCTATCCGTATAGCCGGCATCTAGGCGCACCAGCTTGCCTGTATAGTCCGTTTCGGTCTGCGCGGTGATAAACCCGCGCCCGCAGCCGTTCAACTCCAGCACCAGGTTAAGATCAACCAGCGGCACCGCATCCCCGGACAACATCAGACGCTTAATCGGTTTCATTCGCCCCCCACCACGCCGGCCAACGCATCATCCGCCGGCTTCAAAACGCGGCGCTCAAACCAACTCAATTTCTGTTCGTCCTCTGCCGCTGCGCCCTTCCCGTTTACCTGGCCATTCGCGCCAGGCGCCTGTTTTTTGGCGGCGGTTTTGCTGCCCTCCCGCGCGTCTTTCTTTTCCGGCACGCTCAAATGCTCGCGCATCGTGAATGTCACCAGCCAGGCTTGCTTGCCGTCCTGTTTCGGCGCGTCAATCGAACCGGTGAACGTCGCCAGCCTAAAGTTAATGGCCTGGGCGGTATGGTTGGCCACACGGTAGCGTTTCAACTTGCCGCCCTCCGTGGCCTCCGCCAGGGCAAACAGGCGCGTTAACACCTTGGCTTCACTGAACGGGATCATGCCGGAAATGCGCAGTTCCTTGGGCTTTATGCCCTGCTCGGCGTTCGCCGTGCTCGAGGTCTGCCCGGATTGGTCTTTATCCTGAAACTGCATCATCGGCGTCACCATGATCCCTTTAAGCGGGATAGCTTCACCATTAAGCGCCAGCGTGACTATCGTCATGGATCATCGCCTCCAACTGCTCTAAATCCTTGCCTACGAACAACACCGCCAGGGTAAAAACTGCATCCTGGCGAGGAACATCCTTTTTCATCGCCGCGCCTACGCTGGCGGCGGCCCCCTTCGCCGTAAACACCCACGCCGGCGCGCTTTTTCCCTGTAATGCCGTCATGGCATCGCTCACCATCGCCAGGGCGGATTGGCGAGCCTCGGCAAAGCCGGCCAAAGCCGACTTCAAACCGCCAATACTCGCCCCAAGCGCCGCGCCCGCCTTGGCTTCTGCGATACGCTGCGCATTCAGCGCCAGGCGGTGCGCACTGGTCGAAAGCACCGCCGCCGCCGGCAAGCCGCCGCCCATATTCCCAGGCAGTTGCATTCGGGTAACGGCCTGCGTGGCCGCCGTCTGCGCCATGCGCTGTACCTGGTTTAACGCCGGCAGCGGCAGCACCCCCGACAACGACGCAACCAACGGCATAAACTCGGCGTGTGAGTTGGCGCAGATCATAAACACGGTGGCGGTGATTTCGGCCCCCTGGCCGGCCAGCTTGCCCGCCAGGTAATCCACGGCATTGGTCGGGCTGAGGTAACTACCAGATGCCTCTTGCCGCCCTACGCCATAAACCCACGGATGCGCCGGCACCATCGAGCACGTCAGCGCCTGCATATCACCAGGCATCCGCAAAACAGCCTTACGCCACACTCGGCACCTCCGGCCAGGTGATTTTGTCCGCGTGTTCCACATCGATGCGATTGAGCAAAACCCGATATTTCTTCCAGGCCAGCAACGCCGCTTTCTCTGCTTCTGACGCAATCCCCAAATCATCCGCATCCTGTAAGGGGGCGATCGCCTTGCCTGCCTTTTCCAGTAGCAGCCCTTTTTTCCAGTTGGCTGCAGCGGTCTGCGTTTCCTTTGCTGGAGCGGGAATATCAACCCAGCACGGCAAGCCGCGCTTATTTGCGCCGCGCTCTTTTCCTTCCGGGCCTTGCATACAATATTTTTCCCACACCTGATCGCTAACGGGCTTTACATCCTCCGGCCAATTACCGTTTGCCTCATAGCTTTCTTTATCTTCGTAAACATAGAAAGCCTTGGTCGTTGCGCTAAATCCATAGCTCATCGTTACACCCCCACCGATTGCCAAAACACGACCTGTTCTTGACCATCCATCATTGCATTAAACCCGTTGTTATCCAGATCCCGCCCCTGGATATTGACCCGACTATCGCCGAACCAATTCCCGTTGGAACTGGCCAACGTCAGTTGCACACCGAAGCACTCCCGCGCATAAGCGCGTGGGAAACCGACACGGTTTACATAGTCCACTCGGTTAACCACCCCGCCTTGAATAATGAACCCCGTCACCTCATCCTTGTACCACCAGGCATTGCGGCCGCCGGCAACAGCTGAACGGCTGTTTACATAGTCAATAGTTGCCCTGGCCCCAACATCACGGTTGTACGTCCCCCAATCAACGCGGCCGTTAAAGTTCTGGTTCAACCAGTTGCTGAGATAACCGCCCCAGATAGAGCCACTGATATTGCCATCAACCTGATAGGCGGCTCCGCCTGCATACAAATTACCGGGGGCCACAAACTGCTTAGTGTTCGGATCAAACCGCCAGATAGCCTCTGCGTTGTTATCCCCCCGCACATGAATGCAGGGCTTAGCAAAGCTGCCTGCCCCATCCATCAGATAGCCAAAACTTACAGCTGTTGGGTAACCCTGCCCCTTTCGGGTGCTTTTGCCTTTGACCAACGGGACATAGCGGCCACCCTCGACAACATCCCAATTGTAATTTTCCTGATAGAAAGGGGCTTTGGTGTCGAGTTGCGAGGAAAACGCGCCGCTCCCTTCTGGAGGTGCGCCCGTTGGCGTTGACAGATATTTCGCCGTAATTTCGGCACTGCTCGTCAACGTTCCCGAAAGCTGGCCGCCTTTCCTGGTTAGATAGCTTTCCCAGCCGGTGAATCCGCCGTTCACATCCGTTGCAACATAGAACTTGTTCGCGCTGCCGTGGGCGATAAACAGATAGTGGATAAATTTCCCGTTACCGGAGGCCGTGCTTAAATTGGTGCCGTTGGTAGTCACATACAGCGTTCCCCACGCAACAGGCGTCCACGAGCTATTTTCCACGCTCCATACGCCTGGAGACGTCGGCTTTTCTGCCCCGGTAAGCACACGGGCAACCCCCATCCGCGCAGCAAAGTTATTGCTGTGGTCGGCGGCCTTCACATCGCTAATGGTCGGTTTGTAGTCCGTGGTGTACACCCGCGCCCACTCAGTAGAGCCAGGGCTATCTTTCCGCATGGATCGCAGGTAGAAAGAGCGGTCACCCGACCCCACCAAAAATTGCACGTTGCGAAACTCGTTTGCCTTGCCGGTAAACAAAACTCCCATGCCACCCGGCACCGGATACCCCTTATGGGTGGACTCGGCCAACGATTCAACGGTGAACCCGTTTGCGCGATTCACATCGCCATCCGCATTCCCCGTAGACCCATCGGGAAACACAATGCGCGGCACCGTCAGCGGCCCGATCATGGTGTCGCCGGCCTGTTTCACAAAACGCCCGTCTGCCTCGGTCTTGTTCCAGGCGTTCACATCCGACGCCAACAAGTTAACGTCACCGGTCAGCGGCTTACCGTTCACACGGATAGAGCGCAGGGCATATTTCTGCGCCGCCTGGGCATCGGTCAGCGCGCCAACATCCGCCGCCGTGGGCTTATTCGCCGGCGAGTAAACGCGGGCGTTACCATCCCACACGGATGCGCCAGTGATCCGCCCCTTGGCCGAGAATGACCCAGTGCGCACGTTCAAAAACGCCGTGCGCCCCTGGATCCCTTCCCCTTTGCAGGCGTTGAAAAAGCCCAGGCCATACCAACTTTTCACATCCACATTGCAGGTTTCATAGCTGGCCCCATCCCCGTTCCCAGGGAAAAGCCCGCCCGGCTTAGAACTCCAGCTATTTGCCACCGTCACGCCGCCGGATGCCTGGATTTCCTTCTTGAACTCGCCGCCCTGCGTGGCCGATACCGCGTCCACATCCTGCGCTTTGGGCTTAAATTTCGTGGTGTAAACCTGATACCAATCAACCCCGTTAGCCGGGATGTTTGAACTACCAAAAAAAGCGTTACCGTTATTTTGCACAGCCAGGTAACCCCCTGACGGGCCACCGTCGCACGGCAGACTCAAGACGCCATAAACCTGATTACCGGGGGCGTTTTTCGAGGCGTTGTTTAGCCGGTAGATTTCGCCCTGGTTACAGTAAGCATCATCACGATGCCGGGCGCCCATACCCAGACCAAACGCCCCGACCTCCATCACATTGCCACCCTCCACGCCCACGTTGCGCGTGGCAGCGGTGCCCAGGCCCAAACTCCCCCGGCTTTTCGCCTTATCCTTGAGGGAGGCCAAGTTATCATCCTTGCGCAAGTAGGCATCATTGCCGGCCTGGTCTGACAGGGAACCTTGCGGGCGTAGGTCGGTAATGTTGCCGTCGGCGTCGATACTGGCCACCGCAAACACATAGTGCTTAAAGCCGGCGTTATCCGTGTAATCCGCCGCAGTCGCCGCAACGGTAAATTTCACCGCCGCCGCCCACTGGCTTACCACGTTGCCCTGTAAACTCACATCGGCCCACACCTTGATAGGCTTGGCCGTCACGGTAATATTTTGGTTGGCCGCCAGCACCGCGCGCAACCCGCCCACATAGCCGGTGCCCGCCGTCACGAAATACTGCGCGCCGGCCTTGGCCACCAGGAACCCATTGCCAAAGAACGCGCCGGCACCGTAGTGATCGCGGTTAATCAGGCGCTGCATCTCATCGATACCGCCCAGGCGCGCGGTAAAGTCGATCTGCCAGGTTTCCGCCGGCGTAGTGATCGCCGTCTCGCTGGCCGCGCCGTCATACTCCATCACAAAGGAGCGGGTGATCGCGTTGCCCTGCTGGCCGGCATGGTTGGCCACCTTGCGTTGCGTCGGCGCATGAACAATCATCGCCACCGTATTGCTGGCTTTGTTCACCAGGCCAATCCAGTTGAAGTCAAAATCGCCAGATTCGGGTACATCGGTGCCCAGGGTGACCGAATACACCACGGCGTTGTTGTTCACGACGCCGGTTTTGTTCACTGCCTGGCGGTGCACAATCTGGCCCGCCGGCGGCATCCCTTCTTTACGGTCGATCGGCTTGCCAGCATCAAGGCCCGGCACGTTGGCGAAAACGAACTCGTCCAGCACCACGCGGGAACCGTTCACGGCTTCTTTTGCTTTCCATTGCTCAAAGGCAAAGGTGATCGCGGATTGTGACATGTTGATTATCCTTTCAGTGTTGCGCTCGCCACGGTGGCGGAATGTTGGTTATTGATACTGGCCACCGCGCTGGCGGCGCTGTAAGTCACGTATTCACATCCCGCCCAGCCAGCGCGTAATTGCAGGACAGAATTGTTAATCACTTCAAATCGATAGCGGCGACAGGTGCGGCCATACTGCCGAATAACCTGCATCAGCAGATCGGGATTACTGGCCACCTGGCCATCAGTCACGCGGACGCTGATCACGTCCCAATCTATGCCCGGCTGGCGCTCCAGGATTTCCACATAACCCACGCCCAGGCGCTCAAAAATGGCGATAAAGCCAGCCACCGATCCCGCATCGCGGGCGTTGATAAAGGCGTACTGCACGCGCTTGCGGAACAGCTCCAGCGGTTCCCCGTTGAAGCGGGTAATGTCGCGCTGGTACGCCAGCACCTGGAGCAACGGCACCGCACAGGTGGCCGCATCCAGCTGTTTCAGCGGCCAGGTCAGCCAGCCATACACCCACAACCAGAAATGGCGGCTGGCGCGCAGCAGCTTGGCCGGCTCCCCGCGATTCATCCAAGACGGCAACAGCATCCCCGCCAGGCGTTCTTTAAAATCAGGCATCGGCAACCTCCAGTTTCAAGGTTTTCAAACGCGGCACGTTCAGCTCGCTAACAATATCGCCCAGGGAAAACGCGATAGATTCCAGCTCGGGGAAAGCGCGGTGTAACTCCCTGGCCAGGTTCGAAAACGAGAAGCGCGCATAAGGCCAGGTTTTCTTTACGTCGTACTCGGCGTTTTGCCGGAACGCGCAGCGGATCAGGGTTTCGCTGTTTCGCGTCAGCGCGGCCAACGCATCCGCCGTAAAGTTGGCTTTGTTCTCCACAAACAGCGTCACTGCCAGATTGTGTTGGGTTTCAGGCATGGCGAAACACTGCATATCATCGCCGTGGCCGTGATTCCCCTTGTTGGTGATGTAGTCATTGACCGCGTTAATAAACGGCTGCGAGGCCACGCCGGAATCCAGCAGCAGATAGGCATTTGCCGTTCCTGGCCCGCGCGGGGCGTCGTGCTGGAAAAAAATTCGGTCGATACTCAGCCCGGCGACGCTGGCGATCATGCTGCGGTAAACCGCATCCGTGTGATAGTTGCCCGCCAGGTTGTATTGGTTGCGCGCCCTGTCCCGTAAATCGTCGTCGGATTCCTGGTCAGCGCCGGGGGCCAGTAACCAACCCTCCTCATTTTCCACCCGCACAATGCCCGGCACCGCCTGGGGCAAAATCCGGTAGTAACCGGGGGCCAGGTTATGCGCGCCGCCTGGCTCGGTCGCTTTCACCGGCACCAGCCCGCCGGCGGTGCCGGCGGCCAACGTGGTTTCCTTCACCACCGCCACGCTGTAAACATGGCCATTAAGCCGCTCGGTTTGCACCACCGTGCCGGCGGGGATCGTGACCATGACACTGGCGTTTTCCTTGTCGAACCGAAAAACGCCCTCGGCTGCCGTCGCCGGCTTGCGCTTCACGTTGACGCCCCAGGCGAACATTTCCAGCCAGGTGCCGCCGGCGGTGGCCAAATACATGTTGGCCATGACGACCGACACCAGAACATCCTTTAACCAAATCACCGGGGCGGTAATAATCGCCTGGATAAGTCGCCAAAACGGTGACATTTTGGACGTATTGGTAATTAACCCTTCGGCGGTCACCAGCTCGTTAAATTTGGAATTAACTTGCTCCGTGGTAATGGGCATTCCGCTTTCTGTTAAGGCTTTCTCGTAATCAACCTGCGGTTTCATTGTCATAATTAACGCTGGCCTCCACTTTGCCGAAATCATAAGTTTCTGCGGTCACCCAAAGCCGTTTTAACGTTTCCTCGTTAATCACGACCGTGCCCGGAATAATTCGTGTATCGTCTTCCAGCAACAACACCATTTGCATAATGACGTCAGCGCGAAGCGTTGGACTTCTTTCCGCCACTAATTGCGTGACCAATCCACTTTCTAAAATGGCATGGACACAATCTTGCCCAATGCTTACCCGGTTATGACATAACACCGGCTCCCGGCCTGTATTTAGCGAGAAATCGCCATTTTCAATTAGCAGGTCTATATAAAGGGGTTCGCTCATTAACTTAATTCCTGCCATTCCATTAGCTGCTCGGGCGTCATACCCTGCTTAACGTTAATATGGACATTCTCAATATTTTTGCGGTTGTCGGTAATGGTTCGGGAATTATTGTTAATTTCCTTATTAATCCCACCGGGGCCAATTCCTTTTAACCTGCCGCCGCTTAGCAACTTATCCGACGCGGGCGGTGGCGGCGCGCTTTTCTCGGTCTGCACCTGGGCCAGCACCTGCACCTGCTGCGCCGGGGGCTGCGGCACCTTCACCACCGGCACCGCCGGCGCGGGCGTCGCCGCCGTTCCCTGCATCGCCCTGGGCACCACGATAGGATCGCTCACATCCTCAATCAGCGTTTTGCGTGCCCCCGCCGCCGGCATCAGCGCCGGCGCAGGTTGTGGCACAGCCACCGGGGCCACTGCCGCAGCCTGGGCCGCTGCCGGCAATGCGCTGCTACCCTCCAACGTAGCCAGGCCAGTGGGCAACGCGCCCGCATCAATCGCCGGCACCGTCACCGGCGGCATGTTTACCATTCCCTGGGGTTCAGTCACCGTCGGCACCACATCCACATGCATGGGGTCAATACTGACGCCCGGCAACATGTTGATTTTGTCGATGATCCAGTTGTAGGTGTCGGCAAACGCAGACCGGAACACGCCCCACAGCTTGGTAAATACGCCCGATACCACACGGCCAATCGTCATAAATGATTCAATCGGCGAGGACGGATCAAACGCGGCCACCACGTCCAGCCAGCCTTGCTTAACGATGCCGAACGCATCGAACAAGTGCCCGACCGTCTTGATCACCAGCTCAATCGGCGACAGCAGCAAGCCGATCGCGCCGGCAACGATCTGGCCACACAGCTGGCCGGCCGTGGTGACGGCTTGCAGCTCCGCCGCCGTGCTCTGGACAGGGGTTAGCAGGTTAACGAACCAGCCAAACAGCGTCTTAATCGCATCCCATACCCCAGCCGCCGCCCGCTTCACCAGGTCAAACGCGCCGGCAAAGGGTGACAGCGCGCCGGCGGCCTCTTTAAAGCCGGCAATAAACCCGGACACAAACGCCTTAATCGGCTTCCAGAACATCCACACCGCCGCCACCACGGCACCGATAGCGGCCACCAACAGCGCGATCGGCCAGCTCATCAGCAGGAACGACACCGCACCGGTGCGGGCGGCAATCGACGCCGCCAGCAGGCCCGCACGCAGCATCACCAGACCACGGTTAAACACCGCCGTGGCCGCGCCGCCGGCCAGCATGGCCAGGCGATTGAGGCCCAGCAATTTGGCCACCGGCCCCAGCAGGTTGCGTAACCCCAGCATCAGGAACATGTGGACGCCGATCGCCAGGTTAGCTATCGCCCCCGCCGCCGCCAGGCTCAGGAACGCCAGCACCGCCAGGCCAATGGCCCGCGCCAGGTTGGGGAACAGCTTCAACCAGCGCACCAGGGTTTGCCCCGCGTCCGCCATTTTGTTAATCAGCGGATAGAGCACCGGCAACAGCGTTAACCCCATCGCCGCCCGGATGGAATACCAGATCGCGGTAAGCCGTTCCCACGGATTGGCCATGCGCTCCGCCATTTCCGTGGCGCGCTTCATCCCGTCATTGCTGCCCAGCTCGGTAATGTGCCGTTTCAGCAGATCCACATTGCCGTAAAGCTGCTTAATCAGTACCGACGAATCGCCAAAAGCATCATCCAGCGCGGCTTGCGCCTTGAGGTTCCCCTCTATGCTTTTGCCGTAGCGCGCCTGTAATTTCTCCAGCATTTCCGGCAAGCTGGCCATGCCGCCCGCCGCGTTAACAAAGCTCATCCCCAGCTTTTTGGCCCCGTCCTGGGCCGTCTGGTAAAACGACTCGTAAACGCTGCTGGCTTCCGATCCTAACGTGCGCTCAAGTTGCCCCATCACGGCTAACTGCTCATCAATGCCGACGCCGTAATTTGCCCCCACGCCCCTGGCGCCCTCCATCAGGTCAGAGATCGCCCCCATGTTGGTGCCAAAGGCTTTGACCATGTAGGCCGTTTTGCCGGCGAGTTGCTCGGCGAAATTCACGCGGCCCATCTTCTCGGCGTAGCTGCTGAATTTGTTGTACATGCTGCCCATGTACTCCGCCGCCTCTGCGCCGCTGGCTTTCGTGGCCGCTGCCAGGGTGTTGGTTGCCACGGCAAACGCCGGCAACTCCTGGTTGGTCAGCAATCCCACCTGGCTGCGGATCGCTTCGGTAGACGTGATAAAGTCCACCGACGACTTGCCATATTTGGCGGCAAAGGCCAGCGCATCGCCCGCCACCTTCTGCAAGGTGCTCTCATCAATCCCTTTCGTGGCCGCCGCGTTCAGCGCGTCGGTGATCTCGATAGCTGGGCCTAACGCGCCCTTAATCGACAACCCAACGCCGACCAACCCGGCACCACCCACGGCAATCTTGCCAAAGGCCGCTTGCGATTTTTCCGCGAAACCGGTAACCGATGCCTGGGCCTGTTTCAGGGGCCGCGTCAGTTTGTCGATCAGGCTCAGGGTAAAATCTAGCTGTTTCATTATTCGCCTTTAAATGCCAAAGAAATGCCGTTTGCGGTGGCCACGCGCATATTTTCCCAATGCCGGTTATCCAGCCAAATGGCGCGGGCTAAGTTCTCAGAGCTATCATTTTCAGCCGGCAAGTAATAACGCCGCAGCGTTAGCGCTTGTTCAATGAAATTGTTATCAATAGCCCGCAGCCGGTTGGTTAGTTTTTTACTTCAATTTCCAGTTTCGGCGCATATTTCGCATTCACCGCTTCCGCGATTTGCAATGGTGCACCCGGCAGTTTAAGCAGATCGTCCAGGTCGGTTTTACTTTCCGCCGCAACGATACGGCGCAAATAGGTCACATGCGGGGCGACTTTATTATCCATCGCCATATCGTTAATCAGGCTGTTATAGGCCGTGGTGTTTGGCTCAAAAGCCACGTCTTTGCCCTGGATAGTCAAAGTAATTTTATTTTCTGCTTTGCTCATTGCTGTAATTCCTTACGTTGATTTATTTCGTCTACTAATTGGTTATGCCGCGCGGCGCACAGCGGATAAATATCTAAATAGGTTAATAACGGCTCGCTAACGTCTTTACCGGTTACCCCGTTTATCCTGGGTAATTGCTCCGGGCATTTAACGAGCAAACTTTCCTGAAATGGCACGTTCGGCTTTATCTGCGGCCTCGTTGTACATCCTGACAAGCTCATCAGACACACAAACGCGGGTAAATACCGGCTTAACCACTTCGGTGCGGATCTCTTTCGGTTGAGCATCGCGCAACGCCTCCAGCTTGCTTTCCAACTGCCGGGCCGAACGGCTGGCCACGTCCTCCGATGCCTGGCGGGATTCCTCCCCAGCCCGCTGCGCGGCCCGGTTTACGGCCAACTCCAGGCTATCCCGATGCCAGCCATTGGCCTGCCAGCCGCCGGCAAAGCTGGCCACCAGGGCCAGCAGGCCCAACCATGCCCCCTTGGCCATCAGCGCCGCCCATCGTGCGCCAGGCTAAAATGGTTGCCGTCCGGACGGTCTTTGAAGCGGCCACCCCAGGCACCGCCCAGGCTTTCCCAATACTCGCCGAGCGGTGTATATGCCTCGGTTTGGGTCTGGTACACGCCGTTAATAAACAGGTTAAAATCCACCGCCAGGCGCTGCGTATGCAGACTATTGGCGATGCCTGCGCCGGTCTTGGTGTTACGCGCGGCCTGCTCAGACGTGCGGTAGGCTTCGCCGAACGTCAGCCGGTAGCCATGATCGCCAGCCCAGGTGATCAGCTGGCCGATCAAGGCGGTAAACAGCTGCTGTTTTTCACTCAGAGTCATATTTTCCTTTCCCTTTCAAAAGATTACTTCCCTTACGGCGCAACCACAGCTCAACAGCCTGGTGGCCGGCGATGCCCAGCGCGGCCCCTAATCCCACTATCGCCAGCGGCGACAGCCCCGGCACCCAGATAAGCGCGGCTCCTGCCGCCATCGAGGTGGCCGATCCCAACACGATGCGCCCGACAAACAACCGCAGGGTAATGGGTTCCTCGCTGCTCAGGACTTGCCCCACGGCGATCACCGCCCCCAACATCAACAACCAGAGAATATTTTTCTCATGCTCCTGCATCTCTATCCCTTACCCGATCAGGTTCTGCGTCACTTCCGCTTCCAGGTAAGGAATGCCGCCCAGGCGCACAAAATCCGCGTCCGTCACCACAAACTTAATCTTGTGCGTCATAATGCTGCCGCCCTTCGGATCAACATCCAGAATGTCACTCAAAATCAGCTTGCAGCCGAACGCCTCCACTTTCAGCTCCTCCCCGCCGGCCTTGGCGTACCACATCAGATCAATCGGCGGGATGCCGCGCCAGCTGCCGGCGGCACGCGCCTTGGCGGTCACTTGCGCCAGGGATTTGGTGCTTAGCTCCATTTCTCCCTCGGCGGCCACGTCGCCGGAAACCCAGCCATCGGGCACGCCGCCCGTTTGGGCTGCGGCGGTGTTGTCGGTAATGCTCAGGCTCACTTTTTCCGCATGGACTAAATCACCGTCCATGTTGAAATCAACCGACTGGCCAGAAATTCGTTTTGTCATGCCGCGCCCTCCAGCGAGTTATCCAACATCAGGCTAACCGTGATGCCTTTCGGGCATTCGTAGGTACGGATCACCAGGTAAATTTCCACCTTGGTGGAGGTGCGCCAGGTAATTTGCACATCTCCCTCCAGCGGCGCTTTGACTTCGCCGGGGAACGTCACGCCGTTAATCTGCGTACTGCGCGCCATTTCTCGCAACGTCTTGGCAAAATACTGTTGGTGCGCCGCAATGCTGGTTGGCGTGCTGTTCAGTGACCGATCGGCAATCTTAGGAATTGCCAGCAGTCGCACACGGCGCGCCGCCTTATCCACTACGCGCAGGCTTTCCACTGCCTGGAAATCTCCGCCCTCCACATCCAGGGTGCGCCCGTCAGACCAGTAAAGGCCGTCGTAATCGGGATACCACATCGGCACGCTAAAGCGGTTTGCCTCCAACGCCTGGAGCGTCGCCAGCTCCAACACTTCCCCGGAACCGTCCACCGGTGTGGACGTGCTGCCCATTTCGACCAGCGTCCCAGTAGCCACACGGGCCGGGCTATCGGCGATCGTCACAGCGCGGTTACACAGTCGGCCCGCCAAAACGCCCGGCTCATTGCCCCACAGACGCGGCGCCAACTGGATCGCCGGCTCGGCAACGCCTTTTTGCAGGTCGTTGATGCGGCCCACATACTCGGCCCAACCTTCGCCCTTTTGCAGCGATTCCACCGACAGAATGAACCACTGCCAGCGGCCAAACTTGGCGATAATCTCCGCCCGCAGGCTCTGCGCCTGCTTCACTACATCGAGCGTTGCCGGCACCAGGTTAACGATGCCCTCCACACTCGCCACACGCTGCGCGCTCAGTACCGCCGCCGGCCAGTTCTTGGCGGCGTCGGCTTCCGCCAGCACATGCACATACGCGAACCAGTTTTGCCCGGCGTTCAGCTTGGCGGCCTGGAGGTTGCTTTTCAGCACCGAATCCCCCACGCCCAACAGCACATCCAGATCGGTTTGCGTGTTCACCGGCAGCGTTTTGCCGATATTGGTTTTACCGGCCCCGACAAACAGCAATACCCGCTCGATCTCTTTGGTTTCGCCCTGGTGCCGGTTTACCTGGTTAACCTGAATCGTTGGCCAACTCATTGTTTCCCCTTAATGTCTTGCGCTTTCACATTCCAGCCAAACCCAATTGCCTGGAGTTGACGCGCTAACGCTTTGTTAAAATCCGCGTCACTCATGCCCAGGAACGGGCGGGACGGTAAATCGACCGTCCAGGCCGTTTTGGCCGCCTTGCCGCTCAACTTACGGATCAGCAAGCCGGCCTGCGCGAATGACATATTTCCCACAATTTCCTTGAGCGGCGGCTTTCGCCAGCGCTTCCCGCGCCTCACCTGATAACCCAGCTGGCGCAGCTTCTTAGCCTGGCGCAGCGTGGCTTGCCGCTCGGTGTCGGCTTTCCTGCCGGCTACCTGTTCCCGCTTAATGGAAACTCGCATACCTGCCGATTGCGAAAACCCCACCACGCCCGCCGGCACGGCCTTATTGCCGTTGCGGTATCCACCGCCCTGGAGGTAAAGCCTTACGGCCTCCCGCTCTGGCATGTCGCGGATATGCAGCAAATTGGGCATGTTGCGCAGCATCTTGCCGCGTCGCCGGGTCTTCCTCCCTTCCCAGGGCGTGCCGTCCGGTTGCTGCTGGTTGCGCACGTTGCGCTTAGCCGCGGCTATCACCCCGTATTTGGCCATGCGCCATAGCAGGCGCTGGCGTTTGGCCTGGGGCATTTCCAGCTTGGCCAATTCTTTGCGCAGCTCCCGCAGCTGCGGGCGGCTCAGCTCACCGTTGATAATCACGGCGTTTCACCGATCGGCGCGCCGGTGCTGCCCACGCCATACACGCGCCCTTCCAAGGCCCACCAAATTTCCGGATCGGCCAATCGCCATCGCTTCCCGTCGAAAGGGATTAGCCCTTCTTCGTCCTGGGTCAGCGTCAGCGGCTCGGCCATCTTGAGCGCGATTTCCACCAACGCGGTTTTATCGTCCGTGACCACGATCGCCAGCTCCGGCAACACCGGTTCAAACCCTTGCTCAATCAGCCCCTGATCGGCGTTCTCAATCAGCCAGGCCAGCAACAGCGCGCACAGGTTGCGCGGGTCAAATTGGCGATACGGGAAGCGCCCCCAGGACAAAACCGCCTCGTACTCCATCACCGCCATTTGGTATTGGTTAAGCCCCAAATCCTTCTGCGCGTTGATAAAACTCACTTCTTCCATGTCGCTGTTAAATTCCAGGTTGGCCACGCGCGCCGGCAAATTGGCCTGGAGGAACGCGGTTAGCGTCTCTAACTTGCTCATACCTTTTTCACCGTTGCCCGCTTCAACCCTTTCATGCGGCGGATCACTACAGACGCCTCCGCCAACAATCCCGCGCGGGTTTCCGTGCTTTCCTGCCCAGGGTGGCTATCACGACGCCCAATCGTGGCGAACTCCCCCAACAGATCGGCTTTCGCCCTGGCGAATACTGCTTTTAGGTACTGCGCGCACAGGCCGTTAAGGTCGCCCAGGCTTACCCCTGGAACATCAGCCGCCGCCAGATAACCTTTCACCCTCCATCGCGCCTCTACAGTTTCCAGCTCCGCGTTAACTTCCGTCACTGCCGCCAGCAGCGCTTGCGCGATAGTGTTGGCGTCAATATCGGGCGGTAATGACCGCTGCGCCTGGAAATCTTTCAGGTTCAAGTCCGGCCAAAATCCGGCGTTTTTGAGCGGCTCATCCTGGTAATCAATCGGCTTTCCGCTAAACATAAATTCCCCGTAAAAGGGCGGGCTGACCGGTTTCCACGGCGCAGATTCACTTTCGTGGCCTGCCCTCCACCGCGCCCGCCTGGCTTGCGGTAGTCTTTAACCCTGCGTCAGTTTTCGCATCCGCGCCGCAATGTTCTGCCGCGCAGTCCTGACGCCGATTTTGTAGTAATGCGATTCAGCGGTAGCCAGCAGCTGATCGGCTTTTTCCAGCGTTTGAACATCATCCACACCCGACGCCGTTTTTTGCCCGCCGTCACCACGCAGCATTTCCAGCCCCGCGAACTTGTACCATTTCGCCGTTACTTGCTCATGCAAGCGCCAGGTGTTCGCCACGCGCTCAAACGTTCGAGAGAAATACGGCTCAACACTTTCCCCGCGCCCCGCCGACTCTTGCGCCCATGCCAGCATGGTGTCCGCCACAAACGTGGGGAAATTGCTACGCAACTGCTCCGGCGTGGCCTGGTGCTGCCCGATCGCAATGTCAGCCAGATCCAACGCCTTATCCAGCTCGCCCACATCGAATAACCAGATCACGCACCACGCCAAAACAGGGTTTGCATAAACCTGGCCACTGGCCAAATAGGCTTCCACCGTTGGCATCCAACGCGGCAACAGCACGTCGCGCTTGAACTCAACACGATCGGCAATCAAAGGCAGGCTTCGAACATGCTCAACATCGGCTTCCAACGCCCTGATCATCAGGTGCAGGCTTTCCGTGCTTTCAAGCGCCTGGCTCTGCTTTAGCTTTTGCTCCATCTCAATGCGCTGGTTATGGCGCTGGGCGGGAGAAAGTGCCATTTATCAGCCCTCCAGAGGTTCGTTAACCTTGCCGATCGTTACAGCGGATTCATCGATAGCCGCGTACAGCTCCGGCACTTCCACCGCATAACCTTCATTACGCAAGTATTTGCTTTCGAACTGTTTACGGTCTTCCACAAACTCCGCTTTGCGCATACGGGTGTTGCGCTGGGTATAGATATGCAGGTTTTTCAGCGGCGTAACGACCATGCGCTTACCCGGCATAAATGGCGGAATAATGGCCGTGCGTCCGGCGATGGTTGAACCCAGCATCTGAGCGGCGATTTTTTCGGTTGGGCGATCGGCGGCCTGGTACAGGCGGTACTGTTCAGCAGCGACCAAATCGGCACCGACAAGCACAACTAAGCGCGGGTCATTGCGGTATTGCTCCGGGATCTTGGCGTTAATCAAATCTTGCGCCATTGAATCCAAGGACTTGTAATCGCCGGCCGCATCCAGCACCACTGGATCAGTCATGATTTGTCTACCGCCCAGCATCGATTTCATGCGCTCATGCCAACCGATGTTTACGTCTTCCCCGTTCGGGTTCTTTTCCGGGTCGGTAGTCTTGGCGCGGGTTTTACCGTTAAAACCAATGCGCAGCATATCCAGCGCGAAAGCCTGGGTAGAAAACGTCTGTACGAGGTTAAAGAACTCGTTTTCTTCCTGGCCGGCGTTGGCCCAAACAGAGAGCAGATCCCAGCGCAGATCCGCGCTGCTGTCGGTTTCAACCAGATCGTAGGTATTACCGTCTACGCCAACACGCTTGTGAAAACGCCCGTTCTCACTGCGGCCCGTATGCAACCCGGAAGCACCCACTGAAATCACTTGGCCACTCAGTTGGTCAACGTCCATGCAGCTAAGCATGTTCAGGAATTCGACAGACTCCAGCATCGCCAGGCGTAGCGCAATTTCCTGCGGGTTATTCATGGAGAAATAACGGGAGGTATCGCGGGCACCATAATGCGCCGCCATACCAGCCGAATATTTATCCAGTAAATCCCGTGCTTCATTATTAAGATACATAAAACTCCCTCGCAGCAATGCGATTAATTAATAGCTCGTTATATGTTTGCGAGAATTACAGGTAATTGAACTTGCCAGCTTTAGACGGAAGTTTACGGCCTGGATTACGTTTACCGCCATTACCCAGGGAATTGAAACGGTTAACAATTTCTTTCGCGTTATCGCGAATAGCTGAAAACTCTTCCGTGTCTACCACTTCTGTAATGGTGTCCACGTCTTCCTTCACGGAATTAAGCTGATTTTCAATGGTGGCTACACGCGCCTCCAGATCGTTTAACGCATTTGCCAACGCCTGCAATTTATCGTCGTTTTGCGCCGAATCGTCTTGTGGGGTTTCTTCCTCAAACTTCGGTTTAATACCAAACAGCTTTTGCCAATTCTTCATCTTTCCTTCCTGCTTAATTTTGCCATCATGGGAAATTACATAACTGTAATATCCCTTCTTAGTTAAATTGCGCCGACTAAAACGCAGGCGTGTGGTGCCAATACTGGCTGGGGTATCCGTTACAGCCAGCCCCTTGAGGTAAGTACGTTCCCCACCGCGCCAGTTAAGTTCTGGCTCAATAGAGAAATAAAGTAATTGCCCTTCCTCATTCGCATAAAGCAAACGTCTATTTGGGCAGATACTGACAAATAGCCGGGCTAAACCATCATCCCCATCCTGCCAAAACGCATCCAGGACTTCGCCAAAATTACCGGCGTCACACTCATGCTCAGGCCAGATCAGTGCGGCATAGTGGTTTATGTCGTAGGTTTCCCCCATATCGACAATCCATTGTCTTTCTAATATCCGCCCATCAACGGTATCCCCTTCGGTAGCAACACACAGCCAGTCAGTTTTTAAATGAGACATATCCCTCCTGATTCCCCCCTGACGCTGCAAATCAATTATTGCCAATTAAACACACCGGCGCACCCTGCATTATTCTGGATAATTCGGTTATAGCCCTTTATCGAACATTCACGAATCTGCGCCGTCATTTTTTATTACAGCCACGGCATAATTAACCGCATGGCTAAATACTCTGAAGAATTAAAAGGCGTTGCGCGCGCTCTTTACCTGCGCCGCTATACGCCTAAGGAAATTGCATCCGAATTAAATCTGCCTAATGGGCGGATCGTTTACTATTGGGCTGAAAAATATGGCTGGCCGGATCTGCTGAGTGTTGAGAGCACAGAAGACGCGATCGAAAGGCGCTATCAGCTACTTGCCGGGCGTGATAATAAAAGCGATCTCGACCTGAAAGAAATGGACTTGCTTATCGCCCATGCCACAAAGCTACGGGCACAGCGCAATAAGCATAAAGAGAAGATGGCAGGCAGCCAGGGCGGAGAACCGGCAGGCGAACACGCAAACGACGAGGAAGGACGCAAAGGCAAACGGAAATATAAGAAAAATGATATTTCTACGCTGACGCAGGAAGATTTCGATACCTGGGCAGAAGAACACCTTTTCGCCTACCAAAAGCACCTGCGCCAGAATATTGGCCAGCAGGTGCGAAACATCCTTAAAAGCCGGCAGATCGGGGCAACCTGGTATTTCGCGTATGAGGCGTTTGAAAATGCAGTAATGACGGGCGATCCGCAAATATTCCTTTCCGCGTCAAAGGCGCAGGCGGAGGTATTTCGGTCTTATATCGTCAACATTGCAGAGCAATATTTCGGCATCACCCTGACCGGGAACCCTATCCGACTGAGCAACGGCGCAGAGCTGCGTTTCCTCTCAACAAACAAGAACACGGCGCAGTCATACAGCGGGCACCTGTATTGCGACGAGTATTTTTGGGTGCCGAACTTCACCCACCTTAACGAGGTGGCCAGCGCAATGGCCACCCATGACAAATGGCGCACAACCTACTTTTCTACACCATCGGCCAAAACGCACCAGGCATACCCATTTTGGATGGGGGACGAATGGAAACAGGGCAGCAAAAAGCGCACGGCGGTTAAATTCCCTGATTTCGATGAACTGCGCGACGGTGGCCGGGTGTGCCCTGATGGCCAATGGCGCTACATCATTACGATGGAAGACGCGATCGCCGGCGGCTTCAACCTGGCCAATATTGAAAAACTGCGCAACCGCTACAACACGGCCACATTCAACATGCTCTATATGTGCGTCTTTGTTGATAGCAAGGACTCCGTTTTTAGCTTCGCCGACCTGGAAGCCTGCGGCGTTGAGGTGGACACCTGGCAAGATCACAACCCGGACGCCTTGCGCCCATTTGGCGATCGCCCCGTTTGGGGAGGTTTTGACCCCGCCCGCAGCGGTGATTTGTCGTGCTTTGTGATTGTCGCTCCCCCCATGTTTGCCGTGGAGAAATTCCGCGTATTGAAGGTGATTTACTGGAAGGGCATCAATTTCCGTTACCAGGCAAGGCAGATTGAGCAGCTGTTTAAAAAATACAACTTCACCTACCTGGGGGTAGACGTTACCGGCATTGGGAGCGGTGTATTCGACAACATCCAGCACTTTGCCATGCGTGTGGCGGTGCCTATCCGTTATGACGTGAACACGAAAAATCAGCTGGTTTTAAAAGCGGCTGACGTGGTGGAAAGCCAGCGCATCGAATGGGACAAAAACCTGAAAGAGATCGCCGCCAGCTTTATGGCGGTGCGCCGTACAACCACCCAAAGCGGTAATGCAATGACGTTTGTTGCTGACCGTAGCCAAGACACTGGCCACGCCGAGGCGTTTTGGGCGATCACGCACGCCCTACATAACGAACCCCTTAACTACGAGAACAAACCCAAATCCCGATGGGGAGTGAAAAAAGCAGCATGACGAAAAAGAAAAAGTATGTGAAACGCGAGCACCGCGGCCCACAGTCAAAAAAAATGAGCATCATCTCATTTGATAAGCCCGAACCAGTTTTAACCACGGGGACGGATTACCGGAATATCTGGTATGACAAAGCCGCCGATCACTACACGCAGCCAATCGACCGGTTGGCCCTGGCGCAACTTATCAATCTCAACGGCCAGCATGGCGGCATTATTCACGCCCGCAAAAACATGGTGTTGTCTGATTACCAGGGCGGCGGCCTTACCTATGACCAGATGGAGGCGGCAATTTTTGATTATTTGACCTTCGGCGATATTGCGTTAGCCAAAGTGCGCAACGGATGGGGGGATGTAATTGGGCTTGAACCCCTGCCCGGCCTCTACTTGCGCCGGCGCAGAACTCAGGAGGATGGGCACGATATTCCTGGCGATTATGTCGTACTGCAAGAAGGGGAACCGCAGGTGTACCCCGAGGAAGATATTATCTTCATCAAGATGTATGACCCGCAGCAGCATATTTACGGATTGCCCGATTACATCGGTGGTGTTCACTCGGCGTTGCTTAACAGTGAAGCGGTCATTTTTCGCCGCCGTTATTACCATAATGGGGCGCATACCGGTGGCATTCTTTACACCCGAGATCCCAGCATGACGGATGAAATGGAGGAAGAAATCGAACGGCAGTTGCGCGACAGCAAAGGCATCGGCAACTTCTCCACGATCCTGGTGAACATTCCAGGCGGTGACGGCGACGCCATCAAATTTATTGAGATGGGCGATATATCCGCAAAGGATGAATTCGCCAGCGTCAAGAACATCAGCGCCCAGGACATTTTAAACGCGCATCGCTTCCCTGCCGGATTGGCAGGCATCGTTCCGCAGAACACAGCGGGATTAGGCGACCCCGAAAAGGTGGATCGAACGTATAAAAAAAGCGAGGTGTACCCAATCGGGCGCCGAATGGCAATGGCCATCAAGAACGATCCTGAAATCCCTCCGCACCTGTATCTAACTTTTGCTTCTGAAACAACAGATAAGGATGCAGCATGAGGCAAAAAAGGCTAAAATCCCGGCATGTTTTAACAGCTGGAGAGCGGAATATGAGAGTCCTGAAAATTGAATGCCCGGAGTGCGGCTCAAAGGCTGTGATTCGCAAGACCAACCGGAAACACCGGCAGATTGCAGATATTTATTGCGCCTGCGCTGATGTGGAGTGTGGGCATACTTTTGTCATGAATTTAACCTTTTCCCACACGATTAGCCCCAGCGCGAAAACAGGGGATAAATTGCTGAAAACCGTTGTTGAAGGCATGAGCCAACAACAACGGCAAATGATGCTCGATTTATTGCAGGGTGCCGCCTCCGCCGCCTGAATTAACGCCTCCACCCTGGGGGCGTTTTTGAATCTGCCGCTCAACGTCTGCCGCCAGTGTAGTAGTCATCTCAGAAATCCATGATAAAGCCAACTCCCGATCGTCGCTGCTGCAACGTCCGTTAGAGACTAAGCGCGCCACAAGTTCAATGCGCTGTATAGCCAGTGATTCAAAGAAAAAATCCCTCACGGCTTCCTCCATCTTATTCTAGGTTTAGCAATTTGATACTGTATATCTGTACAGTATACATATTATTTAGCAAAATGAATAATTCTGTAACTACCCATTCCAGCCCGGCCACAACTCACACGCCGGATCGCTGGCCAACTCCTCCAGGCGTCCATTACGCATTTTTAACACCCGGTCGCCGTATATCCGCAGGGCGCTGCCCCTGGTGAGTATGTCTATCTCATACTGATCGCCGGCAAAACCACGTCGCTGTAACTCCCTCGATAATCGCCGCCATTCCTCTGGCGTACAGTTATTGACAGAACTCCTAGGCGACGCGTTCGCGTCGCTAACCCCAGCCGCCTGATCGGCGGCCAACTTCGGCACAATCTTCCACTGCGTCACACGGGTTAAAATCGGCGTATCCATGCCCACGGATGGAGAAAACACCCCTTTCACCCTGATCACCTCCTCCCCAAATGGGTTAACGTCCTGGCTTACCTCGTACCAGGTACGGGCAACCAACTCATCGCGGCGAACGAACGGCCCGCCCTGAGCATTGATATAACCGGCCCAATCGCCAACGTCTGCCGCATCGTGTACCGCTGCAAACTCAACGCTTAGGCCCATTGCCGTATCATGATCGGACATGCGGCGCAGTTCGCGGTAAACGGTCACCGGCGCGCCGCCAACAAATTGAAACTGACGGATACGCCAGCGCGCCGACCAGGCAGCGGCAGCGGCGGCCGCTTCTTTCATCGGCTTGCCGCTTTCGTCGTCCAGCTCGTCGTCCAGGGCGTATCCGTCGATATTTTTGGAAATGTATTTGGCCACATAGCCGGTGGCGGAGCCCTTTTCCGGGTCGATGGTTTCCGCATGGAAACGGGCCTTGCGGGCTTTGGCGGTAATAAGCTCCACGCCATCCTCCTCAAAGGCGTAATCCCGCAGGATTTGCCGCACCTGGTCGGCCTCGTCTGGACGCATGAAAAACAGCATGTGCCAGTGGGGGGTGCCATCGTGGTGCGGTTCGGCTACGCGGATGCCGAAAATACGCAGATCTTCGCGGTGCAGCTTGGCGCGCGCTTTCTCCCACACGCGGCGCAAATAGCGCTGGGTGTCCGCCGGGCTGCTGCCGTTCCACTTGCGGTTGCGGTGTCCGTGGATCGTGGTTGCGTGGAATTTTGACGGGGCCGTTAGCGTGTAAAACTCCGCCATGTAGCCCAGGCTGTTGCAGATATTTTCAAAGCCGCGGATGCGTACCATCATTTCAGTACGGCGAATGGCCGGGTTGGCCACGCTGCCCCAATATTTGTCGATCAGGCTGATGCGGTTGCCGTCTTCATCTTCCAGCTCCATCGACTTGAGGAATTCGCGCGTTCGGCGCTTTTGTTCCTTCCATTCGTGAATGGTCATTTTGCTGGCGTAGGTGCTGGCGCGCTTGCTGACGTTGTTCAGCGCAATCTGTAGGTGTTCGCGCCATTCGCCCGCATGGCGGCGCAGACGGCCCAGCCACCACTTATCAGACATCATGCGAGACACGGCGGAAACCGCCTCATCTTCGCAGAAAAAGCGGTTAATCATTTTTTCCCAGTGGGGCACATTCTGGCGAAATGCCTGGGTGATAGTGCCAGCGCGAACAAACAGCGCGTGCGCTACCTTGAGATCGCCACAATCCGCCATTTCCTGGTTGATTGTGCCCAGCTCAAGGCAGATAAAGCCGGCAATGTCCTGGGCAAGTAGCTCAATATCGGCCCGCGCCATATCCGGCAAGTTGTTGAACCGCCACATTAGCTGGGCAGTGTCGGCGGTCATTTCCGGTATGTGGTAGCAGGCTGAAACCAGGTTAACGCGCGGCAAGATGCGCTCAACAAAAGTTTTTGCCAAGAACGCATTGGCCCGCTGAATGCCCTGTTCTTTCTCAAGCTGATTGGCGCGGCGCGTCACATCCAGGCGAACAAGCGCCGTCTGCTTTTGCAACAACGCCTGGGCACGCGCCAACGCTTCGTTTTCTTTTTCTCTTTGGTGAATTTCGTCATAAGTCGGAAAGGGACTAGCGATCGCCGGGCGTGGGGCGTTCCACGGGAACGCCCAAGTGATTGATGGTTGGCCCAATACCGGAGCCGTTTGAAGATCCATGTGTTTTCTCAATCGTAATTTTGCATTTCAGGGCACTTTGCTGCGGCTTTGTCAGCTGCGCGGCCCAGCCATACCCAGGCGGCACAAATGCCGCCGATCAGCAGCACCCAGAACATGAAAGCCCCTCGTTTTTCCAGTTCTCAGCGTCCTGGCGCAGCAGCTCCACGATCTCCACGGCGGATAACTCTTGGTTGGCCATCGCGGTGGCCATACGGTCTAAGTGACTGGAAAACTTCACGGCGGCATCCGCCTGGGCTTCGCGACGCGCCAGGTCGAGCGCATGTTTAAGGGAGGCGCGCGCGGCGCGGTTGCTAATGTCTTGGCCGATAGTTGGCATGGCTTTTTCTCCGATTTGGGCAAAAAGAATCCTCGGCCACCGAGTGGAGGCCATAAGAATTCGATGTAGTTTTAATTAATTGAGGTGATGAGAGATCATCATTGAAAGCTGCGCCTGATTTGGGGCCGGTAAACCATGCAAATCATACGTATCACACCACCAACGGCGGATTAGAACGGTAATAGCCCCTTGGCCTAACATACCCGCAACAAAGAAAATGGCGCGGATTGATGCCAGCACTTCCGCTTGTTCTTTACTGCTTTCGGCTTCACGGTATGCCCGACACCAAAATGCAGTATTCGCCGCAAGCCATTGGTGTGGATTGGTCAGATGCACTGAGTCATTAAAAACAAATGGCTCCAATGCGATCTGGCCATCAACCTCTTGGCACTTGGCCAGGAAGAAACGAGCATAATTTGGAGCAACACCCCACGCAGCAAAATCGTCCAGAAGCCCAAGCTTTTCTACCATGATGATTTTCATAACTTTCCTCAGTGTTTTACATGTAATGCGGTAATGCGCTGCAGCAGATCCGCACGGGATTGCAGGCGCGCGGCGGCATCCTGTTGCCTTGTCTTTTCAGCTTTTGGCTTGCGCTGCTCCGGCATACCCGGCACCGCTACGCGGAAATCCAAATCGTTGAAGCCGGCGAACATATCCAGCATCACGCGCAAGCGCTGGATGCCGCGCTTGAGTTGGCGCAATTCGCGCTGGCTGAAATCGTCCCAGGCGTAATTACAAAACAGTGACTTCATGCCGGCAGCGTGGAGCAATACGCCACGGCGTGACGGGCTAAGGCTGTTCCATACCTTGCGGGTTTTGCTGTGGTGGCCGTGTAAAGTGGAGCGACATACCGCTAACCAATGCTCATGATTCGCCATCGTTACCCCCTCATACCCATCAAGCGGAACCACCAGGGGCGGCGCTTGGCCTGCTTATCTGGTGCAACGGAATCCCCTGAAAACACCACTCTGCTGGCGCATGGCTGCCAGCGCTGGCCGTTCGGCAGCTCAATCCAACCGTGGCCAAAGTTGGCCAGCTGCGGGGCCGGTGATTGTCGTTTCAGGTATTGCGCAAAAGCTTTCATGTAGTTACCTCAGCTCATGCCGAACGCCGGCGCGCAGGTGTTGAACACATCAACAGCGGCGGCCAGCACTGGCGTAGATTGGAAACGCGCTTCTACCGACACGACGATCAGCGACAGATCACGAATTGCCTGGTTGGCACGGTCGAGAATGGCGTTTTTACGGGATTGCGTCATAGGCGCGTTGGATGCGGTTTCGCCGGCGATAGCGCCGATCGCCGCAGTGGCGCTTAACGTGTGAGTAGGCAAGCTGTTGGGCTTTGCCTCGTTGGTTGGCACCGCCGGCAAGCAATTAAGTTGCGCCAACAGGCCGTCAAGAATTGCCGCGTCGTCAGTGATCGCGGTGAGTGTAACCAGCTGGGAAAGCGTCAGCTCGTGCGGCTGCTCCGGGTTCAGCTTATTGCGCAGCACCTGCGGCGAGACATTCAGCGCCGGGGCCAGCTCCGCTAGATTGTGCTCCAGGGCAAACCGGCGGCAAGCACTATCAAGGTGCTTATGTATGGAGCTTTCAAAATCAAACATGTTCACATCCCCAAAAAGTTCGCAATATGGAACTAATGAACGCCAACAACGTTAATTGAGAAGTTTGAATGCCCAAGAATTTCACGGGCTTGCTGGGCTTTGTACTTTGCGTACTTGATGCGAATGCGCCCGCCAGCTTTCTTTTTACCTGGTGCGATTTTTTGCGGGAGGATCTCCAGCTTGCTTTGCTCTTTCCATTTGTAGACGGTGTGGATCGACATACCTTCCAGCTTGGCGAACTCTTCCGGGTATACCCAATCGCGAGGAATGTTGATTGAAATGGTTGCAGCCATAAGGCAAAATCTCCGGTTTATCTCGTGTTTGTTAGTATCTGTTCGTATCTGTTTGCATTTCTTCGCAGGAAATCGCATTTGCTCGTATTTGAGAGCAATCACTTTATATGCACTCAAATGCGAAATGTCAACGATTTTATTCTCAGGTGAGAGCATATGAAAATGGCAACTGATGGCGCGGCCTCCATAGATAGACTGATGGAGGCTTACGGATTTAGGTTTAAAAACGACCTGTGCCGCCACTTCGAAATTTCGTCCAGCACCCTGGCTACCTGGATTAAACGAGATACGTTCCCGGCAGAGTTGATTATTCAATGCGCCCTGGAAACCAATGCATCATTGCAATGGCTGGCAACGGGAAAAGGTCGCATTTTCGAGCATTCTCAAAGTGATATTGCGACACTGAATAGCTACCTTCTCAAAGATGGTTCTTTGAAAAACTCTGGTAGCTTGATGTTTGATAAGGTTTTTCTACCTAACAACCTGAAAGAGCCGTATGTAATCCGCACGGAAAACGAGGCGTTTTTTGTTGATAAAGGCTTTACGGATCTGGTTGATGGTCGCTGGCTAGTTGAAGTTGAGGGGAAGCACAACATTAGAGAATTAGCTTTCATCCCAATTAAGAGAGTTAAGGTTATCGGCGGCGGTGTACCTTTTGACTGCGGCATCGATGAGATAAAAATCATTGCGCGGGTGGTCGGTGTATTCAGGAAGGAATGATTCGTGACGATCAGGAAGTTAGCTACCGGCAAGTGGTTGTGTGAGTGTTACCCCAATGGGCGAACAGGCAAAAGGGTACGCAAACAATTTGCCACCAAAGGCGAAGCAGTCGCCTTTGAAAACTTCACGATGGAGGAAGTGGACAACAAGCCTTGGCTTGGCGAAAAAGTAGACCGCCGCCGTCTTTCTGAACTGATAAGCCTTTGGCACTCGCTCTATGGCCAAACATTGGCTGATCCGCGTCGCATGTCTGCCAAACTTAAAATTATCTGCGACGGGCTTGGCGATCCTGTTGCTGGTGAGTTTAGCGCCGCTGATTTCACGTCATATCGGGAAAGGCGGTTAAATGGCCTGGTGAAACTAACAGACGGCACCTTGCTACCAAAGGTAAAGCCCAGAACGGTTAATCTAGAACAAAGCAACCTTTCAGCGGTGTTTGGAACCTTGAAAAAAATGGGGCACTGGAATGCTCCAAATCCATTAGCCGGCCTACCTGCGTTCAAGATTGCTGAAAGCGAACTTTCGTTCTTAGCCCCAATCGAGATCAAGCGCTTGCTGGACGCCTGCGAGGAATCATTGAATCCTGACCTGATCACAGTTGCGAGAATTTGCCTGGCAACTGGTGCACGCTGGAGCGAAGCCGAGGGATTGAGCGGCCACCAGGTAACCAAATATCGAATCACTTATACGAAAACCAAAGGCAAGAAGAATAGAACCGTTCCAATTTCACAGGCGCTATATGAAGAAATACCAAAAAAGCGTGGCCGGTTATTCAGCCCATGCCGTAAAGCGTTCGAAAGAGCATTGAAAAGGGCAGGTATTGAATTACCAGAGGGGCAATGCACCCATGTGTTACGCCATACCTTTGCCAGTCACTTTATGATGAACGGCGGAAACATCCTGGTATTGAGAAATATCCTCGGACATGCCGATATAAAGATGACGATGGTATACGCACATTTCGCTCCAGATCACCTTGAAGATGCCGCAACTAAAAACCCACTGGCCGGCCTTAATTGGCACCCTAAAGGTGGCGGCAAAGTGGCGGCAGAGAATACAAACAGATACTAA